CGATAATAGCTGCGCAGGCAAGAGGATTAAATTGCGCATTGCTATGGGCTCAAATACTGAAGATAACGAAACCCCAAGATTGCGGGCTGTGGTGATTAATGCGGTATTGCGTGTGCCCGTCAAGCGCAGCTGGCAAATCACATTTACTTTGGAACCAATGAAGGATTTGCAGGATAGGCAGCTAACGGACAGCCCTTCATCAATCTATGACAGGCTGTTTGAGTGGAGCAATTCTGCGGATATGCCAACCCCGCTTATCATGAACGCCAATGATATAATTGCTGATAATAAGCACGTGTTCATAGACCCAGCTTCAATCAGCACATTCCAGGCTGTTTCTCAAATGGCTGATGGTTCTGGTCAAAAAGAGTATAAGCACATTGGTTCAATGGTGCTTTATGAAATTTAGGAATAGGAGTTGAAATGGCAAGGAAAAGTAAGGCGCACCCTGGCTTCAAGGCTGTTGCATCTGAGATTGCCAAGAAGACTAACCCGCGCACGGGAAAGCCCTATGGCAAAGAGAAGGCTGCTGCAATTTTAGCGGCACGCAGTCGGGCAGCCAGCGCCAAAGCCAAGCGCAAGAACCCGCGCCTCAAAAAAGTAAAGGGCTAAATGGCAAGACTTCGAACTGAAGAGCTTATTGTTCACGGGATTCAAGTTGACTCGCGTGAAGAATATAATGTTGCCAAAGCTCTGGATGAGATAGGACTGGAATATGCCTATCAAAAATATCTGGGTGCAAGCGAAGAGCGGGGCACATTTATTATTGACTTTCTGGTCTACACAGTCCCAAAGCCTACGCCCCTTCTTGTGCATGGTGAGTATTGGCACACGGGCAAGTATGCCGCTGAAAGTGAACTAAAAGAAGCGATGATAAACGCGCGCATGCGTGGCACTTGGCGGGATGTGGTTGTCATTTGGGAGAACGAGTGCCAGAGTGTAGACGATGCGATGGTAGCATTACAAAAGAAGTTGTGAGGAAATTATGGCAGATATAAATTATAAGAAACTATCGGAAATGGAAGAGAGAGTCGCTGTTCCAACCGCCGAAGACCAAGTCTGGTTCTGGATTGTTGACCAACAAGAAGCCGACCCAGCTTTTAAAAATAAATATATGGACTATGTCAATGTGGTCAAAGACATTGACACATCCCAGATAAAAGATGGTGCTATCACAGGCCCTAAACTTGCCCCAGATTGTGTGGTTGGAAGCAAGGTTGCTGATGACGCCATTGACAGCGAGCATGTTGCGGCAGGGGCAATTGACGTGGCGCACCTGGCTGTTGATTTCCTGCTGCCCTATAGCAAGATTGCTGGGATTAATACAGACCCCAATGCAGACCGTATTATTTTCTTTGACGATAGTGCCAGTAGTTTGAAGCACTTGGCGTTGGGCACAGGTCTTTCAATTACGGGCACAACCCTTAATGCGAACCTGCCAGCCGTGGTTGACTGGGAAACAAATCAACTTGGTGCTCACTATATTCATGGTAACAATTTACCTTTGCAGGCTAATACTTGGTTGACCGCTGGTTCTGGCATTACTATTTCTGGGCGTGTAATTTCAGCAGGCATTACCGAAGGACAGATTGCCGATAATGCCATTACAAATGAGAAATTGCGTGATAGTGCCGCTCTTTCTGTAATTGGGCGGGCAGCTAATTCCAGCGGCGACCCCGCTGATATTGTTGCTGGCACAGATGGTTATGTGTTGCGCAGAAGCGGGACGGCTCTTGGATTTGGTCAGGTTCTTTCCGCTGGTATTGCAACTGGCGCTATCACGGCTGGTAAGATTGCAGCTGGCGGCGTAAGTGCTACCGACCAAATTGCCGATGGCATCATCACGCCTGCAAAGTTAATCAACCAACCCACCATAATTAATGTGCGTGTATTTGACGAAAATACGATAGTATCGGGCGGAACGGGCAAGGCACAGATATTTGTTCCCTATGATTTGCACCAGGCAGTTTTAGCCAATGTTGATATTGGAGTTATGACTGCTTCTACATCTCAGGTAATCAGCATTCAGATTTATAATCTTACTACTGGCGTCAATTTACTTTCAACCGTCGCCAGCCTTCCAGTAAACGTCTATAACACAATTGCTGGCGGAACAAGAGGGATTGGTACAACGGCCATATCAAGGGGACACTGGTTACGCATTGATGTTACCTACTCTGGCAATACTGCAAAAGGCTTAGACGTTCAATTGGTGTTTGTGAAATGAAAGTAATTACTGTTGAAAGTCCGCAAGGGCATTACGAAGTTCCGTTAGGCACACGCATTCTTTTTGATGGCGCTACAGCCCCAACGAACTGGCAGTTTGATACCAATTTAGATGGCTATTTTGTGATGGGCGCAGATGAACCCGACTTGACTGCACGAGGCGCTGCGAACCACACCCATACCACGCCTGATTTAGCCAGCGGTGGAGCGCATACCGACCATCCCGTGAATGTGAGTGGGAGCAGCAGTGTAAGTGCAGACACTAATATTAATGACATTGAATATGGTTATAATTGGGTAGGAGGTCATTCACATTCTGGCACTGGGACTTGTGGCTCTGCTGGGGCGCATACCCATACAGTCGGAGATACTGGCACAGCTTCCAATTATCCGAAATATAAAACCCTGAAATGGATTTATTCAAATACAACTACAGTCATTCCTATTGGTGCTATTGTGATGCACAATGCCAGCCAAACTATTTTTGGAACTGGCTGGCATATATGTGATGGAACTGGGGGAACGCCAGATTTAAGGGATTATTTTGTCTTTGGGGGCGCGCCAGGAACAACAGGAGGGGCAAATTCGCACAATCATACTACACCAATTAGCGGAGCTGCCAGCGCAACCCATCAACACAGTATAAGCATAATGTCAAGCACGGCTGGCGGTACAAATAGCGCTCAATATGGAGAGACAAGACAGATTACACAATCCCACTCTCACTCTGGCAGTGCAACATCTCCTGTCGCAGGAGCGCACACGCACTCAATCAATAATGTAGCCAGCGCAACAAGTATTCCGCTGTATGTAAATTTATTTTTCATAAAAAGGGTTGGATGACATGGATGTACCTTCTGGAACAGTAATTTTATGGTTAGGTTCAGCAGCAAATATTCCTGCTGGCTGGACTAAATACACATCAGCCGTTGGTAGATTTGTGCGTGGCACGCCTGCTGGGCAATCTGCTGGCGCTACGGGCGGTAATGCCCCTACCCATACCCACAATATGGGCAGCGTGCTTACGGGCGGTGCACATACACACGGAAGTGTTGGATTTAACTATTCAAGTTCATCGTTTTCTGCATTTAGAGCAGGCGGACTTGTTTCTGCTCTTTCTCCAGGCCACTCTCACACCGCCTCTGTAGAACTTGGTTCTGGCGGGGCGCATACCCACAATTTTACAGATGCTGCGACAGGCGCGCCAGTAGGAGATGCCAATCCGCCCTACAAAAAGGGTATCTATATTGTAAAGAGTTAATCATGGCACTTGACGACACAAAAACATTAGCAGAACGAATACTGCGCTTGGAACAAAAGCTGCAACGATTGGAGAAGCGAGAAGGCAGACCGTCTGTAGAACTCTTTGATAATTCTGCTATACGAAATCGTAAGATAATTGACGATTTGCTGGTGCATAATCATACACACGCTAATTTATCGGGTCTGGACGCAGATGACCATACACAATACCTAAATACTACAAGGCACGATGTTACAGACCGTCATACGCTTGGCACAGTCGTTCCGCATGATGACCACGGACAACTTACTGGGCTTGCAGATGATGACCACGCCCAGTATACAAAACATCCTGCAAGCTCTACTGATAATGCCATTGTACGTTGGGATGGTACTGGTGGCAGAACACTTCAAAATAGCAGTGTAGCCATAGATGACAATGGCAAACTTTCTGGCAATGGATTAGATGGCTGGATTTATGACACCGACACTTGGACTTATGTGTCAGCCACCAGCTTCAAAGTGTCTGGTAAAGATGTACGCTACAAGTTCCCGAAGGGCACGAAAATTAAGCTGGTGCAAGACAGCACTACAAAATATTTTTATGTTGTGGCGACATCTTATACTTCTGGCAATACTATTGTTACTGTTACAGGCGGTTCGGATTACAGTTTAGCCAATGAGGCTATCAGCGGGCAGGCATATAGCTACGCTGCAGCGCCGCAGGGCTTCCCGCAACGATTTAATTATTCGCCAGCGACTTATACTGGCTGGAGCGCTTTGCCCGATGGATTATATTACTTTATTATTATTGGGCACTTGTGTTATGTGACTGTTTATATGACCGCTGGAACGAGCAATGCGACTACAGCCATATTGGAACTGCCTGTTAGCGCAAGTAGCACTGCTGGCAAAGGCGGTATTTGTGGCTTTGCCTTTGATGATGGAACGATGCGCACAGCTCCAACGAAATGGTGGATTGCTGGGGCTACAAATATTGTAAACTTTTACACCGATATGTCAAATGTTTCTGCTTGGACTGCAAGTGGAACGAAGCGTATCAGTGCGTTGATAACATATGAATTTTAGCAGTATAATTTGCATGGAGGTTTGATATGCCACTTAAAAAAGGACGCTCACAAAAAACAATCAGCGAGAATATCAGGCAGCTGATGCGCGAGGGCTATCCTCAGAAGCAAGCCGTTGCTATTGCTATGAGCAAGGCTGGCAAAACGAAGAAACGAAGGAGTAAAAAATGAGCATAAACGATTACGCATTTGGGATTGATATATCCCATTGGAATGGAGTTGTGAACTTTGATGTCATCAAGGCTCACAAGCCTAAGGTATGCTTTATCGCAGCCAAAGCCACAGAGAGCGATTATTTCAAGGATGATAAGTTCGACTACAACTGGGCTGGAATGAAGCGCATTGGTGTGGGCAGGATCGCCTACCATTTTGTCCGCTTCAACAAAGAAGCGCAGCCACAAGTGAACAAGCTCTTGTCTGCCACAACTGACTGGGACTGGGAACATGATAGAATTGCGCTGGATTGTGAAGTTGCTGGCGGAGTTAGCTGGGTCAAGATTACCGAGATTGTAGCCCAAGCAATGCAGCTATTGAAGCAGCGCACAGGACGCTATCCGATAATCTACTCACGGAAAAACTGGGTAGACCTACATCTCGACCCCAGTGTTACACCGATTGACCAAGCCGACTGGTGGCTGGCAAATTACTTGGCTAATGTAGAATATCCCAATTATCAGAATGAGAAAATGCCACCGCCACCGCTGCCAGAAGGGGCGAGCAAATGGCTCATTCACCAGACGGGAAGCCAGTGCAGACCGATTGGCGTGGCGAGCCATTACCTGGACTACAACCGCTGGAACGGGACTGAAGCGGATGTGCGTCAATATTTTGGAATGGATGCCAGCAAGCCTGAGCCCGTCCCAGAGCCACCGCTTGAACGAAAAGTAGAGCTACTTTGGGAAGCACACCCAGAGCTGCACGGTTAGCGCGTTAGCAGCGAGGTATAATAAAGTGTACCGCATAGTCGGTTACAGAAAAATCAATTAATTTAGAACCATTCGGAGGAATAACTAATGGCAACTTACACAAAATTTCAATGTTTCGTAGAAGACCTTGCAGAGAAGAAGCACAATCTTGCAAGCGACACCCTCAAGGTCGCGTTTTCCAACGCTTCCAACGCCCCATCTGCATCGGCTCATGTCAAGTTGGCGGACATTACCACCATCGCCACGACCAATCTGGACAGTGTAACTTTGACCGTTTCAAGCTCAAGTCAGACTTCTGGCACTTACAAACTGGTTGTGGCAGACAAAACCATGACTGCGACAGGCGATGTACCAGCGTTTCGCTATGCGATTATTTACAACGACACCGCCGCGAACAAAGAGCTCATCTGCTTCTTCGACTACGGCTCGGAGGTCACACTCGCAAAGGACGACACCTTCAAGTTGGATTTCGGCACTGAACTATTCAGCTTGGCGTAATCGTGGCGAATATGAAACCGCCCTTGCGCTGGGCTTGGGCGGTAAAGGATACGAGGTGAGCGTATGACGGATATGATTGTTAGCGGTGCTGGAACAACTGCGGTTAATGGTACATATATTGAAACAGGAACATATGGAGGAAAACCTCTATATATATATGGCTCTTATAGCATTGGTTGGGATTATAATGAAATGTATGGGACGGGTTGGCATATTACTTCCAGTCTTGGTTACGGTTATGGCTATTATTGGGCAGGTGATAATGTTTCCACTCCCGACCTCGTTACTACATGGGCAGGTGATTGGGGTGAGCCCCCTATGCCCGTTGTAACCGCCGCTTCATCCTCCCAAAACCTGACCCTCACTTGCGCCGCTGGCTCGTACTCGCTTACTGGCACTAACGTCACGCTCACAGCAACCGTAAAGCAAAACTTGACGCAGGCTTATGACCGAATAATTGCTACAATTACAACTGCAAGCGATGCTTCGCAGGTTGTAAAAGCGATGGTGAAAAGCACGGAATGGCGTGAAGGTACTTCTGGAACTTGGCTTAGCACGGATTGCACGCTGAAGGCTGGTAAAGTCTATCAATTTAGAACGCCTTTATCTGGAATGAGTTCGGATACAACGGCAATATTACCAAATATAAAAGCGTCGGTTACTGTTGCTTGGGATACTACCGCTACTCCAATAACGAGTGTCGGTGATTATTTTATGTATGCCTACGCCTATGGCTGCACCTCTCTCACTTCATTATCCGTACCTGACACG